TGAAGACTTCAAAAGCACTGCCCAGACATTAGAGGCAGTCCAGTCGTCGATCGTTGACATTTACGAAAAGACAACAGGCTTGGATAGAGAAGAGATTCAAACCCTAATGGATGCCGAAACATATATTGGAGCTGAACAGGCTATTGCCCAAGGCTTCGCAACAGGCATGATCCAGGGCACCGAAAAGATTGCTGCTCAAGTTTCAGACGAATGGTTGGCATTGCTACCACATAAAAATTTCCCGGTTGGGTTAAAGGGCCAGGCTGAAAAGTCTGTCCCTGAATCCGCAAAAACGGAATCCGCCGGACAACCCAACAAAAACAAAACCATTGAAAAAATGAGTGATAAAATTGACAAGCCCGAAGCGCCAGCGGTTAACGTCGCTGACATTCGAGCAGAAGAGAAAGAGCGGACCCGTCAGATTCTGGCAATCGGTGATAAATTCGGAGTTGATGAAAAGAAGATCAACGACGCAATCGACAAGGATTCTTCAGTGAATGACTTTCGAGCGGCTGTTATGAATGGCCTTGATGCCTCCGCATTTGGCGTTTCTAAAGATCAATTCAGCAATCAGACAACCTATATTGATTCACCTGAAGTCGCTGAATACAGCGTTGTGAAAGCAATCCGCGAACAGGCTGACGGAAATCTTTCCGGGCTTGAAAAGGAAGTCTCAGAAGAACTGACCAAGCGCCATTACGAGGCAACCGGCCAGGCTCCAAACGGCTTGCTTCTTCCTGGGGAAGTCACTCACGGAATTAAGAACACTCAGACCGTTGACCCTACAACCGCAGGTGGTTACACAGTAGCAACTGAAGTTAAGCCTATCGTTGACATCCTTAACGATATGCTGGTTCTGCCACAGCTCGGCGCAACCTTCCTCCGCGATCTGACCGGCAATTGCCAGTTCCCTCTGGAGCAATCCAGCTACACCGTTGAAAACCTCACGGAAGTTGAGGCATCCACCCCAAGTGATGCGGTGTTTGGCGAAGCTACGTTGACGCCTAAGCGCACAGCGGCATCTACTGGAATCTCTAAGCAACTGCTCATTCAATCCAGTCAGGACATCGAGGCATGGGTTCGACGACGCATCGCTGAGGACCTCGCGTTCAAAATGGATGCACAAGCAATCAACGGTGATGGAACCGGGGGCGCTCCAACTGGAATCTTAAATGTTGCCGGCACGACTGCTTACGCCTTCCAAGTTGCTAACAGCCTGTTCGCCAACATGACAGCAATGTGGGCAGACTTGCGCGGTGCAAATGCTGCGATTTCTTCTGCTCAGTGGCTATCTAGTCCAACTGTAACGGCTGACTGGATGGGAACACCGAAGGTTGCCGGCGACGGCGCTATGTGTCTCTCAGGCGATCCAGTAAGCGGATTCCGTGGATTGAATTACCAGTATAAAGATCACGTCTCAATCCCTGCCAACGAAGTTGTTTTCGGTGCATGGGAGAACTTGATCATGGGTTCATTCGGCGGACTCGATTTGACCGTTGACCCATATTCCGGCGCCAAGACTGCTACCGTAGAGATCACGGCCAACAGCTTCAGCGATGTTGCAGTTGTCCGCCCTTCCGCATTCGTGGTAGGCGACGACGGCGCTGTTCACGCCTAATAATTCCAAGCGGGGCCGGTAGTTATCCGGCCCCGCTTTTAACCACAACACCACAAAAGAAAAATGGACCCAAAACTAGCAAGATCACCCCGCGTTGAAGTTGTTCTTCGGCCTGTTCGATACAGGGGAAAACCCTACGGCATTGGCTCAGTAATTGAGACGGCAGATTTTAATCATCGCGGCGCGTTGCTCTGCAACGGTTGCAAGCTTGTCGATTCCGACACGCCCTTAAAAGAGGTTGAGCCCGGAAAATCCAAGAATTTAAAAGAAACTAATCCGCCAGCAAAGAAGGCGGCCAAACGCGGCAGAAAGCCGAAGGCAGAAAAGGTGGAGGAAGCGCCTGACGAATTCACCGGATGAAAATTTCAGCTTTGCCCGATTATCTGATGCCCGGAGCGTTGCCGGGGGGATCCAGCAATGAGATAAAATTGTTGTATCGCCTTCGCCAAGTGACGGGACAGGTAGCGGGCGGGCTTGAACCTTTGACTGATTTGGTTGAGGCATGGGATGCACTACCAAAGAAGGAAAAAACAAAGTCGAGCAAGTGTCTGGGCATTGATGGCGAAGCACTCGCCGACGCTGCAAAGGCATTGATTGAAGCGAAACCAAAGAATCAACCTAAAGAAACGGAAACCACTTAGAACTCAAAAGTTTCCAAGGTTGCCCGCCTGGATCGGGGGCGGGCGGGTTTTTAGTTTTCTTCCCGCCTGCCTCCATTTCCTCAAATGAACTTCACAGAAGACAACAGAAAAGCCTTTGAAGAGGTTTTTGCCGTCTCCGGGAAAACGGTTCAAATTGATGGCGTCAACGTCCGGGCAATTGTGCCCTTCTCCAAAAACGTGATTAGATCAATGGATGAAATGGGCGCTTTCAATGGCGACGAATCCGACGAAATTACAGTTTTAACTGCTGACATTCCATCAATCAACAGAGACAGCGTTGTGATTCTGGAGGGCGACGAATACAGAATCAACGGGCTTGATCAGAACGGCACCATTTCAACCTCAATCACACTGGAGGCACCGTGATGGATGAGTTGGCAAAAAGGATTGAAACCGCTTTAAAAGGAATCATCGATGCAGCGTTGCCCAATGCCCAGGTTTTGACCTATGGCGACTTACCAAAAGCGGAAAAGGAACACGTCATAATTCGAGTCTTGCAAGGCGACGAAGATCCGCCCGGGACCGGCATATTTCTCTGTGATTGCGCGGTTGGATTGCATGGCAACTTTTCCGGATCAGACGTTGAAGCAATTGAGGCTATTTTTTACGCCGGGTATGAATTCTCGGAGATTTTACGGACTGCCGGCGCGGGGGCATATTTGATGCCTCAAGGGTTGGCAGTCGATTTGAACACCGGCTCGAAAGCGTCTGCCGGGCTTGATGCTGACAGGCAATACAGTTTCACGGTTTATGCCCAAAAGATCGCCTGAGCCTAACCACATATAAAAAATGGCAACACCAACCTATATTGAAGCAGACGGAGCGGCGCGAGGCGTCGCAAATGCAGAAACGGGGATCAACATCGGTTCCTACAATGAATCCTTCGACAATCCAAAAGATTACCTTTTGGACAGATTCGGAGGAAGGCAAACCGGATTCGCAACTGACTACGACAAGAGTTCAACGGCATCCATTGAAGGGGAAACCGTTACATCACTCGACGCTGTGATGGGCGTCGCTTATGCGGTTGCCGCAACACTGGCGAATTCTTTGACAGGCTACGGTGTGACTTCTGGGGATTATTTCCTGGATTCAATCTCGATTGCACAAGATCGGGAATCGTGGACAAGCGCAAGCCTGGAATTTACCCGCATTGATGGCTTGACCGTCACGCCTTAAAGATTTGTTCTTAGTGGTGGATATAAAGGGCGGGCAACCTTTGGAATCATGTCTTACACATCGTTTAAGCCAATATCAACAGACACGGACGACCGTTACAGGTTCGTGGCCTGCTGTTTCACGTTGGGGTTTGACTTTGCAAAAGGAACGCCGGGCTTGTCTCAGACGTTCACCAAAAGCAAACCCTACCAAGTAGATCAACCCGGCGACGTTCGCTTCTATTTGGACACGACCGCAAACGGTATTTCTATTCGGGAGATTGCGCAAGCGTGGTTGAAACCTGACGGAGCCTTAATGTCTGCCGAAGCTTTGCCGGTTAGAATCGAGCAAGCAACGGATGCACAAGCAATGCAGAAGCTTGTGCTAGATTTTGAGCATGTCTACATGGGCGCTATTGCTGCCCATATTCTGCTTTTTTCACAAGGGCGGCTGAAAGTGTCCGGCGGGATTACAGCCACAAGAGAAGAGAAGGCAGCAATTGAGGCTATGGATGGATTCGGAAATATTCTCAGCCACATGAGAACGGCCGCGAATCGAAAAGCTGCCAGGAATACGCTGGCGCGCCATTGGAAGGCGGCAATGGTTGGTTGGATTCGGGCTTACCACTCGAACACCGTCCAAATTGTAAATCTTTGGAAAGAGGCACCGGAATTCATCAAAGTTGAAAGACCCGGCTCAAAACTGCCGCTTGTCCTACCTAAAAACGAAAACCTGGAACGCTGCCTTAAAAGGTGGCTTTAAAAAAACAAAATGGAAAACGAACTAAACATCACACCGGAAGAGGAAGAACCAAAACTAGACCCGATCGACTCCGCATTTTTAAGCTCGATGAACGAAGCCGCAACGCTCGACATGGGCAATGGGGTTGAATTGAAAATGCATCCGTTTGACACCTACCGATACACTGCCGCCAATGCCATCGGTGTAAAACTGTTCAAACTAAGCCCGGAAGAAATTGAGGAATTTCAACTGACTGGTTCCTACTCTGGAATGTTAACGGATGCCATCAGGCTTGTTTTCTTATGCACTCAACCAAGGGCAGTCAGTCACAAGGCTTGCTCTGCGCCTAGAACGATGGACAACCAAGGCAGAGATTGGGCAGCAAAGCACGACGTGATGCCAGGAACGAAAGCGCATGACGCAATCATTGAGGCGTTTCAAAGGATTGTGGAAGAAATATTTGAAAGCTCAAGTGAGGTTGACGAAACCGGACTAGGCGAAGGCGAAGGCGAAGGCCTGGGAAAGTCGTCGGAACTCTCCCCCAACTGATAAGGCTAATTAGCATAGTTACGGAAGGATCGCTGACTCCTCACCAAATTTTGTCTCTGCCATTCGCGCAGGCGTTGCAATTGCGCTCAATGGCTTTAATTAGCCAAGGGGTAAAATTGCGTCCGCTTGGTGGTAGTCCGGAAAGGGAACTAGCCCGGCAGATATTGGGCGATCACTTCGAGGAATGATCGTCAGCAATTTTTTGCATCTTCTTTGTAGCAAACCCCAGCATATCAACAGCGGCACCGGCCAAACCTTTTCGCCAGGCGTCGATCATCATGTTCGAAAAGTCATTACGGGTGCTTAGTCGCTTTACCAAAATATCAGCTTCCAGCCTCAACCCTTTTGCTGGCTTTACTCCTATTTTGCCATGTTCAATCTTGAACTTGGAATTGAGTTTCTTCCCTGTGATTGGAAACTGTTTGGCGACACCAATCCAGATGGCTTTTGAATAGCCGGAGGCGCTTTGTTTTTGGCTGTGAACGCGATCGGCTTTTATTTTCAAAGTGCCGTCTTTGGCCGTTATTCCTTTCCTAGCCAACTCAACGTAAGCAATCCTGGATCTTTCGCGTGTTCTCTTCGATTTCCGCTCAACGTTCGGCTTCCATTTATCAATTGCGCCCTTTGTGGCCTTTTTCGTCAATTGCAACGCGCCCTTAACCGGGGCACCGCCTTCGGTTCTTCCGCCCCCTACCGCCGCCTTCTGCCCTGCCCGGTTGATGACTTCGGGCAAGGATTTGCCGGTTGCTTTTGAGTAAGCTTCCAAACCTTCAACGAATGAGTCGAAATCAAACTCAAATTCGACAGCTTTTTGACGTTTGGCCATGACTTGAAAGATAATTGATTTTGAATACAATATCAAGTAAGGTTGAGTTGTTATGCCTTCCGTGGACCTTCGCAGCAAAATAACAATGGACTCCAGCCAGTTTGAGCGTGGGCTTAGACGGGTTAAAACCGGAACGGCACTTGCCGCCAAATCCATCGGTAAAGGGTTTCTAAAAGTTTCCTCAGTGATCGGAAACGTGGTCAAGAGTGCCGCGAAATTTGCCGCCATTATGGGCGCGATCACTTTCACCGCTGCCATTGCCGGAGCCGTAAAACTGGCTGGCGCATTGAGAAAGGCATTTGATGCCGGCGGCGCATTATCTGATTTATCATCGCAAACAGGCATTGCGGTAAAGCAGTTGGTGATTCTCCAGCGTGCTTTTGAGGATAACGGAGTAAGCGCCGAAAAGGTTGGAACCACTATAAACAAGATGCAGCGTTCCATCTCTGATGCCGGCGCTGGACTTTCAACTCAAGTTAGAGCATTTCAAAAGCTAGGGATGACATTTGACGATTTGGAAGGAAAGTCGCCGCTTCAACAATTTACCATGCTTCAAAAGGGCATCGCAGCAATTGAAGATCCGACGAAAAGAGCGGCAACCGCAATGGAGATTTTCGGAAGATCGGGCGGTGAAATGCTGACGTTGTTCCAGGACGGAAACGCCATCAGTAACGCAATGGTTACAGTGGGAAGTGCTGCTGATATTCTTGATCGAAACGCTAATAAATTCGACAGGATTAGCGACTTACTGAACAGCGCCGGCTCGAAACTTCAGGGGTTCTTTTTAGGCATTGGAGAAGTTGCGGCTGATAAAATCCTGCCGGTTCTGGAGAAGTTCAACGCCATTGACTTTGCAGCAATGGGGCAAAACTTCGCAGAACGATTCAATGTGCCTGATTTAATCGAGCTACTCAAAACCGGGCTAATTTATGCGGGTGAATCATTTATAGAATTCTTTTCCCCGAAAATGATGAAAATGGCCGATTCATTCGGAAGGAAAATGGTGGAAGTCATCAATAACCAAATGGCCAAGACAAAACTTGGAGCAGTTCTGGGTATTAAATCCAGCGGGAAAGGCGTTCCAGGCGCGGGTGCTATCGGCGCAGTGGGATCAGGCAAGGGAGATACAACATCAAAGGCAGCTTTTGAGGCAGCAATTGACAAGCTATTCGGAAAGACGCGGGGCAAATACGCGACATTCCTATCGGGAACCGGAAAGAACCAGCCTGACTTCCTTTTGAAGCCACGCCCGGCATCCCCTCAAGAGCCCCCCTCGATAAACATGAAAGGCGCGGCCCATCACGTCGCTGCGGGCGCGGGCGGGGCAGCGCCAACTAATCACGCCGCAAATGCCGTCGCCCTAATGGCGGGCAGAACCGGCACTTTTGGCGCTCTCCAGCGAAGTGGAATGGCCATGTCTACGGCAGCCGGAGCGGGTTTCAATGGTATCGCAGGAATTCACGGAATGCAGTTGGCGCGAATGTCAGGGATTGGCCCCGGTGCAAACTCCGCCTTGTCACGCGGGCCGAAAACTTTCGGCAGGCGCAAAGGCGCAATCGGCAGAAACTTTTTAGGCGGCATGGATTCAGGAACAAAGGTTAGCGCCAGGGATCGAGAACGCGAAGCGGCAGCTAATCAAGAGGCCCAGTTAAAGGGCGTTGACGGAACCAATGAACGACTAGATAACCTGAATAAGATGATCCAAAAAGCGTTAACCTGATGCCCTATCCCACTTACATAAACGGTGATTGGCTTGTCTTCAGCGAACAGGAGACGTTCAACACCGAAGGCGTTGACACGCTCGCAGTCACGCTGCGGGGGCGACTTGATGAACTCGGAACGGAGTCAGCGAAATGGCCGCGCGGATCAGTAGCAACGGCGCTGGGTTATCCTAATATGTATCTGCAAACCAAGGTGGTTACAGATGCAGGCAATTGGGGCCAAATTGATTTGAATTTTGAAGGGTATTTATCGACGGATTTAGCCAACCCCATTGGCATTACTGACGACTTAACCTTGCAAGCGGCAACCCTAGTTTCAGATGAACCAGGCGAAGACGGCAGCGCCCAGAATGTTCAGGTTCAATACTTCGCCCAGCAAGCTTCGATTCGGTGGATTTATCGGGGAATCAATGCGCCGGTTTCGCCGCAATATCCAGCCAACGTCCCGACAGACGTTCCAACCGGTGTCCTATTCGGTCACTTTCCTGCAAGCTACACGGGCACATTGCAGAAGAAGAACGTCGGCCGGTTGACTAGCTTTACCCGTGAGGAACTAGCGACTGGAATCTGGGCTGTGACAGAGGTCTGGGTGACGAGAATTGAACCAGACTCCTGATGGCAACCGATAGCGATTTTCAAAATGTTACCGGGGTTTTCTCTGCGGATGAAATCAATAAAAACCGGCAACTGATCAAGAAGTACAGGATACTTACTGATGGCCGGCCGGGGTGGGAACAAACCGAAAACGGGACAAGCCCGCCGCCGTGGATTGAACCTAGCGCCGGAGGAATCCAATACCAAAACTGGAAGCTAGAGCCTGTGCCAGATTCGAGCGGAGAAGTCACATTGAAGTTGGGCACTATTTCCAATTTCGGTTATGCGTCGAGCTCCATTGATGCAACCAACCCGGATGAGGTTTTTACGCCTGGATTCGGCGACGTTATTTCTCTGAAGTTTAGCGCCATTTTCCCAACCGAATTTGAGGTTGTAATAAACAATGAGGGATGGGACGGCTACCCGAACCAATACGGTTTTGACGGTGAGGGTGGATTTGAATCATACCATTACCCGATTTGGTATTTTACAGACATCGCGCCGGGGCAAAAGATCGCTGAAGGCGTCTATGGGGTTAGGGTTGTTTCTGATTCAAATTTCTCTGTGATCGCTGGAATATGGGAAGGATTGCCGACTACTTCCGGCGCAACAGTTCCCGTTTTGGTTGAATCGTTCAAAGCTTTACCGGAGGAATTTGAACCAACCCCTACGTAATGGCCTTAATGATTCCGAATAGAGGCGGATTCCGCAAAGGTGAAACAGCCTACGCATTTGATCGAGAGTACAAGGGGCGAATCAATAGCCTGCCGATTGATGGCGAATTTGAATATCCGCCGAACACGCTTTTAAATCTCTCGCACTTTGCGTCAAACTGGAGCATCAAAGGCAGCGTTAGTGCCGGCGGGCTAGATCACTTCCTAGATTCACCGACTTTCAGCATTGATGCACAAATTCAAAGCGGCATCAGAGACGACGACGGAACCAAAACAGGAACCGCTCACAAAAGCCTTTCTGACATGATCGGAAAGCCGGGGGCCGAAGGTGGCGCGGGTTTTTATTACAGCTATTCAGACGGCCAGCTTCTGTCTTTGGTTGTGCAGCTTGTGAACGCTTCAAAATATGAGGCGGGCGGAAAGTGGGGCGCGGATTTGCTGATAAGTGTAGTTATTGAATTGAAAGAAGATCCTGACGATCCGGCCAACCCGCCATACGTTCCTCCAGGGGCCACCATTGATACAGTTTCCGGTGTCAGACCTTGGGGCACCGGCAACAATTCCAGCTCCGTTACATTCGCCGGAATGCCCGTTGCAATGGAGGTTGACGAATCCCAGACGATAGATTTGGAGATTACCGCCACAGACTTTTTCGCAATGGAAAACCCCTAATTTTTACACTATATTGAAACCATGAACTTTCCCGTTACCGCATCAAACATTTACTCTTTCGGTGGATCAATACCGGCAGCGGTTGACATCCCCTTAAAGCTTCAATTTAGCTTTGATTCTGAATATGATTTGGATGGCAAATCAGCAGTTTTCACCGCTTCCAGATTCGATTCTGGAATTGAGGTTTTCAAGGTTTCGAGCGGCAACACCGGTGTGACTATTTCGGATCAAGACATCGGGATCACAATCAGCGACGAGGCAACTAATGAAGTGGTGGGTGGTTTGGCCTGGGATGATTTATTGAAGCAATCAGAACAGCTTTCCTGGGCGCTCGATGTTCTGCAAACACCGTCAGCAACCTTTTCAGATTACCGATTCCAAGGCTTGGTTGATACGCAGAACCGGCGAGGCAATTTGGACGACGGCTTAACAACTACCGATTCGACTAGCGTCACGTTTAGTGATTTGACGGTTCAGGTTAACTTCACCGACACAGCAGCGGCAACGGCATTCCCTGAAGCGCCGATTGACGGCCTGTATTACGGCCGAACAGACGCTACATGGGGACAGGTAACAGAAGAAGCGCCGGAAGACGGCCTGCACTATACGCGGGTAAATGGCGCTTGGCAGGTTTCGCCCATTACACCGGTGACGGGCTTGAGTCTTCAATACAGATTCCAGGACGACACAAGCGCAACAGATCCTGGGGCAGGCAATCTGAAAGTAAATAATTTAGATCAACTTCTGGCCACCGAACTTTACGTAAATATTGAAACCCGGCTAGGCGCAAACGCTGAAGTGGTTTGGGAGAACTTTAGGGAAGACGATATTCTGGCCGTTCAAGAGACAACAACTCAAGATGAATTTATCATTTACACCATCACCGGGCCTCCGGTGAATAACGTAGGATGGTTCACATTCCCTGTTTCGCGTTTGGCTATCGATGGGGATGGCGGTGTGGATGACAATGCGCAGGTAGTTATCTCTCCTATTAAAAACCCGGCAGACAGATTGCCGCCAAATGGCGACGCTGGACAAGTGCTTACAAAAGACTCCTCAACAAGTTTTGACACGTCTTGGCAGGATGCAGCAAGCGGCGCGGCATGGGGCGACATCACAGGCACGCTCTCAAATCAGACTGACTTACAGGATGAATTGGATGGGAGATACAAATTCGGAGACAGTCCGACTTTTGACAAAATAACAGCAACCGGAGAGATTGATATTCAGGGCAATACCGCCGGAAGCTATTTCCATGATGGTCGAATCGTGATTGGTACAGCAGCTTCTCCATCAGAGAATTCCGGATTGCTCAAACTGACTCACGTTTACTCTGAGACTGACGCGAATCATCATTCAATTGTTGTTGCTACAAACGATCCGGTTTTGAAACATGGGGGCGGAAACGCTGCGTTTGATTCCTCTCAGACCATATCCAGCCCAAATAACCTGGATCACTTCGTGGATTTTCAAGCACGAGGGCGACATAGCGGAGCTGGATCAATTACCAATATCCATGCATTTTTCTCGCGTCCATCCTCTGACGGGAATGGTTGCGCATTCTTAAGCCATTTTGATGCCTACGACGCAACAGGCACCGGATCGATTATTAATCAATTTGGATTGAGGGTAGGTGAGTTGACTCGGGGAACGAACAATTGGGCTGTGTACACGACGGGGAATACACCAAGCTATTTCGGCGGCGATGTGACGTTCGGGGGGGCTATTGGAACGGCATCAAGCAGGGTTTCGGAAGGGTTCTTTGCGGAAGTTGATTTAACCGGTGACATTTCGCTGACTGATGGCGCGACTATTGATGTGGCGAGCGGCAGCGGGTCGCTCGATGTGAATGGCACGTTGGGTATCAACGGCAGTAATATTCTCCTCCGAGAAGACGGAGCCCTGATTATGGGGGTGACTGGTCTAGGGATCTATTGGGCAGGGTATCAGGAGGCAATAACACAGTCCGCGAATCAAATCAATTTCAGGGCGGGCGGTAATAAATATGGGTGTTTCGGAAAAGATTACAATATTCAGAAATCGGTTTTTTCCGCCGATATGTTCAAATTGGACGACGTTCAGTCGAGCGTCGCAGGAAAGACCTACATCCACAAGGTATCTGACGGGCGGGTTGGTATTGGCACGAGTGCCGCCAATTTATCTGACGGAACCTTGGAACTTGCCGACATTATTGCGAGCGGAGATGTTGATTTCACCGGACTGCCTACATCCGACCCTGCTTCCGCCGGTCGCTTGTGGGTTGATTCAACTGCCGATTACGCAATTAAGGTTTCACAAGGTTGAATGATTCAGGCACTTTGAAAATTTCAGCAGGTTAAACAAACAAAATTAAACTTATGAGTAGTAACATCATTCCAGTTGATCCGGTAGAAATCCCACCCACCGAGGGCGGCACGCTTGACGGTGTATTCGTATCTCATCTGAGGTTCCAAGACCTTGGCATGATCGAGATCGACGACGGTGCCGGCGGCAAAATCGAAATCCCCAATATGCCTTGCAAGGTCACTTGCAAATACATGGCGAGCAGCACTGGTAATAAGGTTCACGCGGCGGAGGCTTATAAACTATCCGGAAACCTAGCGGAAGTGGCGCAGCATGTTCCTAGTGTGCAACACGCTTTTGACGTATTCACCGAAGCACTCACGGTAGCAATACCAGATTGGAAGGCGTGGGAAGATGCCAAGTCAGCAACCCCTGAGTAAATGCCGGAGGCACTAACAAAAGACAATGCGCTGAAAGTGCTTGTTACGTTGCTTCTCCTCCTCATAGGATGGGTGCAAAGCCTTTTTGTTAACGCCATAAGGGATGCGTCCGGAGACATCCACGAGATCCAATTCGAGATAAAAGAGATCCATTCTGAAATGATCAGGATGCAAACAAAAGCGGAATTTTACATCAGTGAGATTGAGCGAATAAAAGACAACCATTTACAATGAATCTATTTTTTGACAGACGCCTAAACAAGCTAGTTAGAACGCCAGGACTAGACGAACCGATTGATTCCATTGAATTCAAAGCCGGCGACGGCGAAGAACTCATCGTCCAGTTTGGCCGGAGTCCGGAGCGGCAGACAAGTCTTTCAGTGGTTCAAGATCCGCAATGGACGCCAGAGCTGCTTCCGGGCGGCGCGGGGATTACCATTGGAATTAAAGAGGCTGACCACTTCACTGATTGCCCGTTTTTGGCGACGGTTAGCACTTACGTTGTCGATACGGAGAATAAGAATTACACTTTTTCTTTGAACCTGAATACGGTTGAAATCAACGCGGCTTTACTTCGAGATAATGGAGATTGCGGCGACGACGTTCGGGCGCTTGATGATTGCAACTTTGAGGTGACCTATGACACCGGAGTGGGAACACCGAACAAAACTCACGTTAATAACGTAACTTGTACGATTTGGCACGACGTTATACTTGGGAATGAAGGCACCCCGGTTGAGGCCAACAACCCCGACGAATACAGCCTAACCATTGACACCGCTCAATTGCTCCGAGGCGTTACGGGCCTGACTGGGGGCACGGGCGCTGACCTAGATGCTGTTGTAACGGTGGGCCGTTTGGATTCTGAGACAGTTTTGATGTATGACGCGGCAAACAGTGACATGCCGCGTTTCTATGAATTGCTACCAGGGACAGCGGCAAGCACTCCGCCAACCGTCATTCAACCGCTCGACAACGCATCAAGCGGCAAGGAATGGTTTCTGCGCGATACAAGCGCTAGTGGACATCCTGGAGGCGCTGCCGGTGCGGTGCTGGCGAAGAACTCAGCAACCGATTTTGATTTTGACTGGACGAAAGTTCCAGACTTGGACGGAGTGAACATCGAGGAAGGCACCGGAGTGCAGAAGGGGTTGATTGGAGCCAATGTGGACGGGGCTTTCTTTCTACGCTCAGACGATGGGAACTATGAGCCGACTGCCGGAGCAATACTAGCAACTAATCAGGGTTTAGAAATACACGGTTCAACCGCTCAAGTTAAATCCTTGGCCGGCACCGAACCACGGCAAGTTTATTGCGACGCAAGCGGGAACCTGTTTCCCGTCACTCTTCCTGATCCGGGCTGGAGTTTGAACGACACCGATTCAGGGAACTATGACTTAGGCACCGGCACCGGGACAGGCGCATGGGTTGCCATGTCAGGGCTCGAAGTGACAATCGCAAACGATGTTGAGTCTGGGGAAAGGATTGAGTTCTTCGCCAACGTCTTCGCAACTAATAAGACAAGCGACAGAACCGGCGATATCGAAGTGGGGTTTTCAATCAATGGCGCTGATCCTGCAAACTACGTATCCGCGACAATTAGCGCGGGGTTCAGTGGTTTGTTGCCGGTTTCGATTGCTACCCAGTCCATCAGTTTGTCTGTGTCTGATACTGTCAGCATAAAAGCGCGTATTGCTAACGGTTCACACGGTTCGTATGGGGTTGATTTGGACGGATCAACCGCTAATCACGAGTTGATTGTGGCGAAACAAGCGGGCAGTTCAGCATCTGCTGAGCCTGGCATTCTCGCACTAAAACTTTCAGCGGATCAGACAAGCGGCGGCGGCACGTTTGGAAGCTATACAAAAATTGCATTCAATGGCACCACGTCAGTTAATTACCCGGGAACGGAACTTTCATTTGATGCCGGAACAAATTCCGTAGTGATTGAGAAAGCGGGCATCTATAGCGTTGAACTTTACGCTATATCTAGAGCGGCCGTTCCCGTTACAGATTACGGGTGCCAATTGTATTGGGGACCACCATCGACGACGGCTATCAATGATTCTCAATTCTCTTCAACGTCTCAGCAGTTGAACAGCTCGGTGGTTACTACTCAGTATTTCGCTGCCTCAACATTGATCCAGGGATGGGTGACAAGCTCTACTTCCAATGCTGGCGCGGAGGGCGGCAATTACAAAACACAACTAACTGTAAAACGAATTAGATTGACCTGATGGAAAAAGAAAACAAAGAACAAAGGTTAGCAGGACTGAAGCGCCTGGGCCGTTCACTGATTGGCGCGGGACTGCCGGCACTTGGAACCGCTGTTGCCGGCCCCATAGGTGGGCAGGTCGTGGGCGGTATCCTGCGCGGGCTAGGACTAAAAGACGGTTCAAGCATCAGCGACGTTGAACGGGCGCTCGATACTGACCCGGATGCAGCAGTAAAGCTGAAGCAGTTGGAAGTGGAGGTTGCAATGGCTCAACTGGATCTGGCGGGCATTGAAGAGAAGGAGTTAACCAATAGACTTGAATCTGATAATAATTCGGATTCATGGCTGGCGAAGAACATCAGACCGGTGACGCTCGGCATACTCACGATCGGATATCTGGTTTATATCTATTCGGTGATGTTCATCCTGGACGGGCCGGAGCTGGAAACGGCAACCACTTTTGGTTTACAGCTTTCAATGCTCCTGGGCTCTGTGACTTCCTTCTACTTCGGAAGCAGGGGGTTTGAGAAAATCTCAAAGATCAAGAAAAATGACAAGTGAGGAATTGGAGCTAGTAAAGGATCTGGCCTATACAAACCGCTGGCATATTTCTGCTAAGTGGGGAGATCCTGAATACGCTGAACAGGCAAAGAGCGTTGCAGATCAGATTGTGGCAATTGCAACCGGGCAGAATGCGCCAATTGAGCCGCCGACAACACCGGAGCCAACCCCGCCGCCAGAATCGGGGCCGTATGAACCTCCGCCCATGCTCTACAATTCAAGCTATTTCCCGGTTGTGGGCTATGGCTTTACCGCTTCCGAATTTGTAACGTATTTGGAATGGCTGAAAGATGAACGCTGGAACTGGGAACCTAGCGGAATAACTGCCCATCACACGGCAGCGCCGAACTTAGATCAGCGCCCGGACGGATTCCAAACCCAGCACATGAAAAACCTTCGCTCCTATTACAAGGATTCTTTGGGCTGGAGCCGGGGGCCACATTTGTTCGTCGATGATCATTTGATATGGGTTTTTTCTCCGCTCACCGATAGAGGCATTCACGCTAAAAGCTTCAATTCCAGCAGGATAGGTGTCGAAATGCTGGGGGAATTTGATTATAATGATGACCCAGACTCAGGTCGGGGCCGTAAAGTCGTGGAGTTGAGTCAGTTTGCCATTTCTGCAATGATGTTGGTTCTTGGCATTGACAAAGACAGGCTGAATTTTCACAGGCATGACCCCTCCA